CTTGTCTATCGTCTATACCATTTTGATTTTCATCTATAAAATCTTGAGACATATTTGAAACAGGATTATTTCTCTGACCTGCTAAACTAGAAAAAAGTTGAGAGTTATTATTAACCATATTAGAAAACATTCCTCCCATACCACTACTACTCATCATAGGTCTGTCTCCTGCATTCATTGAAGCTGACATAGGTTGAGCTATTCCTGATCCTCTAACTAAATTACCTAATGAGTAACCTACTCTTCCACCATATGCTAATGGTTGTGGATCTGGATCTTCATAACCTAATGACTCTAACATATCTTGAATAGTTTGTTCTTCATGACCACCTCTTTCCATAGCTCTTCTAACAGCTAGTCCTCTATTTTGGTCGCCTTCAACGTATCCCGAACCATCGCCTTGTGAATTTTCATAATCTCTTAAAGCTCTTTGAGCATCGGCGTATGCTAAATCTGCTGTACCTTGAGCTAAAGGAATTGCTGCGGCTTTTGCTGTAGCCATATTAAACCCAGCTTCTGTTCCACCTTTTCCTAATATATCAACCGCACTTCCTTCAAAGGCTCGGTTCCCTGCACCTCCTCCTCCTATAAAGTCTGCGCCTTTACCTAAAAAATCTAATCCTTGATTAGCAAAACCTTCTCCTCCAGCCATTTCTGATTTCAGTCTAAAATAATCTCCAGGTGAAGCCATATTTGTTTTACTTACTTGAGGAGCAGATAGTGCTCCAATACCACCAGCTAATAATGCAGACAATGCATTGATATCACCTTCATTACCTTCTTGTGCTAATTGAGCTCCAATATTTAAACCACCTGACATTAATCCTCTTGATAACATTGAGCTACCCATAATTCCTGGCGCTATCATAGGCGCAAATGCTGCAGCGTATGGTAATAAAGGTTTAATTTCGTTAGGTACTATCTTATCTAATACTTTTGAAATTGGTTTAAATATTTTTTTTAAGAATCCCATAATTTATTTATATTTTATTTGTGAAAAGCAAGTTAGCAAGACTTGATTATATGCTATTTTAATACAATTTACTAGAGTTTTTACCTCTAGTCAATCTAGAATATATTAGTTGTAGCACCTAAAGGTATACTTTCTACAGTTACTTTTACGTCTCTACGTATATGTTCTGCTTTAGTATTACTGTTTAAATCCTGTACATCTGCCAACGCTTCAGCGTCAGAGTTATATTCTTTTCCGGTTTTTGTATTAGTTAAAGTTACTTCACATTCAGGTGTAATAATAGGTACTTTTTTACCATCAATTACTTCGTACCTTACTGAAGCTTTTGTTTCTATAAATGACATTATCTGTCCTCCCTGTTAATTTCTAATATAGATGATATTACAAATAATTCATTAGCATCTCCTGCTTGAACTTTTAAGACTTCACTTTCTTGCATAATTAAAGGTTCAGTTAATATTTGAATAGTTGCTAAAGCAGTAATAGGTTTTGTTTTAGCGATATTAAATACTGCTCCTGCTGAATTTAATAAACTTACAGTAATAGTAGTTCCACTATTTGCATCTTCTGTAACTAAAATAGATTTAACAATAGCTCTAGAGTTAGAAGGTACTGTATATAAAACAGTATCATCTGTACTAATTAAATCTATTTTTGCATTTTTATATATATTTGCCATTAACCTAATCCAAACCAAGTGTATCGTTCTTGGTCCTCTTTTAATTGTGTTAAATATGTAGAATTTAATTGTTCTATAACCGTAGAGATAGCTCTATTAATTTGTCTTTGATTATCTTCTGTATATTCTGTTTTAGGTTCGGGTAATCTTACTACAATTTTTGTCATTATCTTTGGCCATCGGGTTGAATGTCTACTTGGAAAGTACCAAATCTCCAAGATTCACCTGAATTAATATTTTCTAGTTTTAAACTAGCATATCTACCTCTAGCACGTGTATCTATTTTTGTTGTAGTAGAATCTATAGTAAATGGACTTAAAGGTGAGTTGCTTACATCAGTTGCAGGGTAATCTGTAATCCCAACTGTAATTTTATTATTACCATTTAACACTTTAAAATTTGGTAAAAATCTTCTCATAGCTAGAAATACTTCGCTCTGTCCTTTTTGTAAAGAAAAATTAAATGATTGAATAAAAGAAGTTAAAGTAGTTGTAGTTCCATCAGGATTAATTTGATCTGTTCCTACTTCATGTTCAAAAAATACACTTTGACCTAGTCCTGATTCTCCTATAACTGTAGGAAAAGTACCTGTCTGATTACTGTTAAAAGCTGTAGCATAAGGTTTAGGATAAATTAAAGAATCAATCCAAGCAGTTCGTGTAGAATTTTCATTAACTCCTGTATACCAATTACCCATAGGAACTTGTTGTGATTCTCCATAATTATATGTAACTGATCTGTTATTAAAATCTGCACCTTGAGTTGGATACCACCAAGTTACTTCTGTAAATAGATTATTAATACCTGCATTAATTTGCTGACCTTTAGTAGTTGCACAATCATCATAAACATAATCTTCCACACTACAAGGTAATGAGTTTACTGTACCATCAAATGCAAAAAAACCATTGTTAGACATCCAGTAAGCAACACCATCAATTTCAATAGCTGCATTCATACCTATTAATCCACAGTTAGTGCCAACTTGTTCAAAGCCAAATGTAAAAGGAGCACCTACAAATTTCATGGTATATAAAGCATTATCTGTCCACACTAAAATATTTTCTTTTGCGGTCAACGCTCCCATAATTTTTGTACCGTCTTGCAATCTTTGCGAACCGGCTGAGTTGGTTGCTTCTATATCATATTCATTAATTGACTCTGCATCAGAAAAACGAATAAACATATCATCTTGAGATGAAGTTGTACCTATTGTTTCTTCTGTTCCAAAATGAATTAAATGCCTTGTTGTTGGTGAAATTAATGTTTGTCTAGTTGAAGTTGGATTTCCAACTCCTGTTGCAATAGCTGTTTTAAATCCTGATGTTGTTGTAGATGATCTTGTTGTTGCACCTACTGTTGTAGATAAAGTAGCTGTTGCAGAATTCCATGTAAAAGTTTTACCATTAAAAACAGTTGCAACTAATACTTGACCAAAATTATTTAAAGACCACATACCTGGTTCTAATGTAACTGTAGATGCTTCTACAGCTTCACCCCAACCTGTAAAATCTGTTGCATTAGTAACTACTGCAGAATTACTATGTGTTGCAGGTGTAGTACCTAAAGCACCTCGACTAGCTCCTGTAAAAGTATTTGTACCTTTACCGGTATAGGTAATAAGTTCTGTGCCAATAGCTAAAGTTCCTACTGTAGGAAAATCTGCATTAGATGTAACTGGAATTATATTTACACTATCGTTTATTCCAGAAGATAAAGTATTTGTTAATGCACCAGCAACAGCTCCACCCCATTGACCAATACCAAAACCATAACCATATGATTGTGCAGCAGGACCTATTCTTTCATAAGGTTGTACTATCATAGATCCACCAGTAGATATTACTGCAGTTGCTTGATTAGAAGAATTAATTGTAAATGTTGTAGGAGTTGGAACAGACAATACTTGAAATAATTGATCTTCAAATTGTGTAGCATTTAATCCGGTGCCACTAGGTAATGTTACTGAATCTAATACAACCATATCTCCTTCTATTAAATTATGAGGTGATGTAGTTGTGATAGTACATAATTTAGTAGAAGTACTATTAGTTGCTAGCGTAGATGATGTAAATGTTATTTGAACTCCGGCGTTGCTACTTCGAAATGGAGTTATATCAAATAGTTGTCCCTCAAAATAAAGAAGTAAAAATTTATCTGTGCCAATAGCTGTATATCTGTTTCCTTCTAAATCTACAAACGAATGTAATTTTCTAGAAACACCTACTATACTTTGATTAAGTAATGACTGCCAACCTCCTATTTTTTCTGGAAGGCCATATCTAAATCTAACATTATCTGAGTCTACCCAACGACCTGCTGCACCAACACTTGTATCTTGCTTGTCAATTCCTGGAGCAAATTTAATTTCTGTAAGCATTTATTACCCCTACGCTGTATTAGTTTTATATGCCCAACCTCTTGTAGAATCTATATAGACTAATGTAATTGCTTGACCATTAGTTGATAATGCTAAATTACTTGTACCCGAGTTAATAGGTTGACCATTTCTTTCAATTGTAAGATTATTAGATGCAAAAGTTCCTCTTGCATCTATAAAAACTACTTCATCACCAACAGCTGGAGATGCAGGTAAAGTAATTGTAACAGTTGTTTGAGTTGTATCTACTAAAAGTTGATCACCTGCTACTGCTGTAAAAGCAGTCATTGCAGATGAAGTTACAGTAAAATATGATTTTTCAGTAATTGCTTTAGATGTATTAGTTCCATCTGATTTAAGAAGCATAACTGCTCCATTTGGAACTGCAACTGGAGTTGATGAACTTGCAGTTTTTACACTTAAAGTATATTTGTTAGCTGTAGTTCTATCTGTTGCGTCTTCAATAATAAAAACTCTTTCAGAACCACTAGGCATAATTAAAGTTTGGTTACGAGCTAATGTACCTGTTAATTTAAAATATAAATTTTTACCATTAGATACTGCACCATCTGTTAAAGGTACTGTAATATCTGAATTACCTGTCATTGCTAAAGATAAAAAACCAGAAGCTGCTTGTTGTAAAATTTGTAAATTAGTATTAGTAATAGATCCCCATAAACCAGCTTTTTCACCAGTTGTAATTAATTCTAATTTTAAATCGTTTGAAAAAGTTGATGCCATATTAGTAAGGTTCTATCTCCGTCCAAGTCATGTTTACACCTGGAACAATTTCATTCCAAGTAATAACACCAGGTTCCCCTGTGTTTAATGTTAATGTTGATCCAGTTGGAACAACATTTGCTGTTCCTGTTACTGTAACACTTCCTACAGATAAGGTCAACGCATTTCCAGTTACAGGTATTATAATGTCTGCAAAAGCTATAGCAGTTCCAACACTTATTGAAGTAGGATTAGCTGTAGCAGAAACGTTAGCATCTGCTGTAATTGTTACAGTTCCGGCACCTAAAGTTAATCTATTAGGAGTTACATCTTCAATAATAGAATCGGCTGTAATACCTACATCGCCTATACTAATTTGTAAGGCATTACCTGTAACACTAATTGTTACTGCTCCATCTGATTCAGACGAAGTAGCAAATGGTAATTCTGCAAATGGTGAAAACCCTAACATAAAATCCTTATATATATTAAATTTAAATACCTGATGGTAGACCTAACATAGCTCTTCCATCAAATTTATTTTTGTCAGCAAATGGGCCATTTACATGATTATAATGTAGAAATACTTGACCGCATATGTTCCCGTCAAAAGGCTCTCGCCAATGTTCAAGTTCACACCCACTATATACTAGCATATCTCCTACTTC